AGGTGATGATGACATTTAAACTCCTTAGCTAATTCTTAGAATAGCAGCAGAAGTCGTGAATGCAGGAAACTGAATTGTAAATGTTCCAGAGGTTGCAGTTTTGTCGCCTCCAAAATCCAAAACAGCAACTGCTTCAGTAGTACCTGTACCACCATCAGTTGTTGTGTTGTAAATTAAAGCACCTCTAGCAGTTAGTGTAACACCAGTGAAAGATAAGTTAGAGAAGCTAGTAATAGCGACACCAGACGATACTTTAACACCTGAGTTTACTAAAGCTTTACCACCTGCAGTGTAACCNGCTGGTGAAGATACTTCAGAAGTTGATGAATAGTTAGTNGTTGATGCACCGATTGCTGCAGCAGAAGTATACATTGCTAATTTGAATGTATCTCCACCACTATCGAAATCATGCTCACCACCCATCAATTGTTTTTTAAATGAATTGCAAATTGCGTTAGTTGTAATAGCCATAATTTTTCTCCTTTATAATTTTATGGTGATGGTGAAGGTACTTTAATTCTTGGTACCCCACTATCGTATTCTCCTCGTCTTCTTCTACCCATTTGTTGTAGAGCAAAAGCTTGTACTTCTTCATCATACTTGCTTTTATAAAGTGTGTAAAGATCTTGAGGACCTTTAAGGTAAGAAAAAGCTTCAGTTAAAACACCATGCAGTAACATTGTTTCTTGATAAGTTGACAAATAAGTATTTGTTGAACTATCAAAATGTGGTGGGTCTTTAATGAAGTTAAGTTGAATTGTGTAAGCTGAATCTGGTGTAGGTGCTACTAATATACTAAAGTCATCCCAGTTAGCCCAAAATTTAGGTTCACCTGTAGTTCCTCCACTATTATATTCAGATATAAAACTTGTATCTCTTCGTTCTAAAAAAGTTCTATTAGAACCATTTATCATTTGTACTGATCTAACAATCATACAATCAGCAGGTAAACTTACATATCTATTTCCAGATGTAAAAGTAGATGTAGAATATTTTCTTAAATCATCATAATCTACTTGTCCAGCTACATTAAGTTCAGTAGCTCTAATAAATTTATCAATAATAGAATCAGTTAATACATTAGAAGATACTTCCGTATAATCTCTAACTTGAGTTAAAAAAGCTGCATGGGTAATAGCCATTATGATATCTCCACTGTTGTTGTACCAAGTCTTGCAATAAGCTGTCTTTTTCTGTTTTGTTCTGCACCATTATCAGGTTGCATTCCAGAAGAATCAAAAGCAAATTCTCCAGGTAAAGATAAATCAGTTGTAGTAAATCTAGATCCTCCAGAATTTAAATTAAAATCTTGAGGTCTTGCATTTCTTAATGCAATAGCATCTGCTTTAACTGTTTTTCTTCTTATTTGTGGATGTTTAGGCTCAAATTCAGATATATGTACTAATGCACCTGTCCATTCTCTAACCATTTCTTGATATGGAAAAGCCATTCCAGAACGATCAGATATAGCATATGATTTTTTACCAGTTGCGTATGCCATTATACTCCATCTCCAAAGTAAGTTTGTGGTGAAATATATAAAGAAGTTCTAGAACCATCTTCATCTAAAGCTCTTTTCATTTCATCTTCGTAAGCTAGTTTTAACATTTGTGTTCTGTCTGCAGCTTTTAAAAATGATAAATAGTATGCTAGACCTGCTACCATACAAGGTAAAAATCTATAAGGTGCATCAGGAGTGTTTGTATATCCTCCAGCATCTTCAATTCTACCAATGTAGTAATATTTTAAATATGTATAAGTAGATGCATCAGGTGTTTGATATAAATATATTTGTGGAGTAAGTTGTCTATCCACATAATACTGTGACGGTTGTCCTGTAGCACCTTTATTAGGTAGAGCTGCATAGTTAGATCTATCTGTTTTAGTTAAAGATACATCCGTTATCGACGGCCCCGTGCCAGCTCCTGTAGATATGTAAGCTTCTAATACATCACTACAATCACTTGGAGTTGCGTATTGTTCTGTTCCTGATGTTAATACTTGTTCATAATTTTTTACTTTCCATAAATGTAAGCCTCTGTTACCCCATTCAGATAACAATAAATTTAAATTTCTTCTAGCTCTTTTTAAATCATAACCTGAATCTGTAGATAGACCACATCTTTCATATGCCTCATCTATAATTTCATCTATATTTAAGTTAAATGATGTAGTTCCTGAGCTAGCCATTATAACATTCCTTTATAATAATCTTTCATGTTTATAAAACCACCTGTAGAGTTTTTAGAAATACCTCCACCAGCTGTGCTTTTAGTTTGTTGTTGCATTTGTCTTAATCCTTCACTAACAGCAGATTCTAAAGACATATCAATTCTTAAATCGCTAACTAATGAATTAAACTTCTTTTTATTAGCTGGACTTGCATTCTTGTAATATTTAGCTGCGTAATCCATTATAAAATATCCTTATAATAATCCATTAAATTTTTTGTTTCAGTGTGATGTTCATGTCTCATTTCAAACTCTTTTTTTGTTTCAGTATTTTGTTTTATTGCCTTACCTGTATATGCTTTTTCAACTCCAGTAATTGTTTTTTTATTTTTAGAAGCATAGAAAATACTTTCACCCTTTTTATCGCCATATTCTTCTTTCATGGCTTTTATAATTTTTTTACCTTTTTCGGTAAGTGGCATTATAAAATATCCTTGTAATAATCCTCGTAAGATTTATTAGAAACCATTTGTTCTCCAACTTCTGATTTAATATGAGAACCAATGTATTCACCCATTTTAGGAGATCCTGAACTTCTTTTTTTCATTGGAACACAGTTAGGTACTTTTTTACCATTCTTCATCTTAGTTCCAACCATTTCATAACCTTCCCAACAAGGACCTTTTCCTTTTTTCATTTTTTTTGCCATTATTCCTCCATTTTAGCGGCCGCATTGTAAGTTTTATACTTATCCTTTTTGCGGTTGTACAACTTCTTTGATTGTACCACTTTTGGCTTAAACAGTAAATGTCCTTGAAAGAGCGTTTTTGCGATTAGGTTTCTTAGCTTGAAGCTTTTTCTTTTTCTCTTTTTCTTTTTTTGCGCCACTTAATTGACCTTCAACTTGTTTTGTCATTTGACTTCTTGTTATTCCCATTATACTAAATCTATTGCCTTTCCTATTATTGGTTTATATTTAGTTTTACCATTTTCTTTAAAAGCTCGCAAGAATTGTTTTCTACCTTTTTCAGGAACATAGGATACATGACACCATCCACTATTTGGCTCTCCTGGAACATAGAACTCTAAAATCATTTGATCATAATCTAGGTTTTTATAAATCCAATCACAAACTTCTGCATTGTCTTTACCTGGACATTCAAAATCAACGGCTTCAGCTTTACAGTGCTGGCTATCAATTGAACTTCCTATTTTTAGACATAAATCTGGACTACGATAGCCGCTAGTCACCATTACAGGGCCGAAGTGATCACGTACCGGTTGAAGTATATTTTCACACAATAATTTTAATTTTTCTATTTGATTTGCATTTGGATTATTATCAATATTTAATCTGATCGCTGTATCGGATTTTGTTAACTCTTGAAGCGTGAAGTTTCGAGAAAGGTTCATTTATTATTTATGTAGTTATAAACTCTTCCTATTGCTTTTTCAATACCCAATAATTCGCCTTTTATAAAGTTTGTGTCTTCTTTTAAATCAACAATAGATATTANAACCCAAGTGCATAATCCAAATAATGCACTACCTGCAAATCCTAGGATCCATTTAATATCAATNTTCATNATTTATTGACACGATAAACATTCATCAGAATCAGAATCTAATTCGGCTAACGCTTCTTCTTTACATTGTTGACCACAAAATAAATCAAGTTCATCTTTTGGTTCAAATTCTTTTTCACATTGTTTACAATTTTTCATTATCAAAATCCTTAAATAACCAATCGACGTATTTTTTCCATAACTTTTTTAGATATTTCATTTTCTACCTCTTTTTTTTCTTAGAAGTTTTATTCTAAAGTGCCATAACCAAGATGTAAACTTGACAGTATAAGTTTCTATAAAAGAAAAAAACTTATCAATAGTGGCAAAAAAAGTATACAACCATTTGTCTATCATGTGCTTGCAATTTTACCTTTGTTTACACCTTCTTTAATTACGTACTTTTGTGTTCCGTTTGCACCTATCTCAACTTCTTTTTTTAAATTTTTAAATAATAATTTTTCTTTATATTTTTTATCTTTTTCTTTTAAGAAAGATTCAATGCTTTTACTATCTCTCATAATTACTCCTCTATTTTTTCTTCCATTTGATAAAACATTTTATCACTATCTTCCGTAACCATGCCAGTATCTTCTGCATCCCAATAAGTAGTTTGGACTCTATAGTCAGGCCAGCTGTTATCAGTAGTGTATGAATTAACATGCCACAGAATACGATTATTAGGCTGAGCTGCGTAATTACCATTATCAAGCTCCAATATATGTGCACACTTATGTTCTTGAGGAATTTCAGAATGTTCAACATCCAAAATATTAGTGTCTGGATGTGCCCAATCAATTGTGAATAAATATTTGCCATGATAAAATTTTTTATCTAGTCCTAAATATTTACCGTTTATACCATCAAGCCAATCAAAGCAATGAACACTAGGCCAATAACTAAAACAATTCCACAGTTCCAATTCGTGCGTCTGCATATCCGGCACATCGGCTCGGTCATACGATTTTTGGAAAAACGCAGAGATAGGCAAACGCCAATAG